TCTATCATTGTATCTATCATTTGGATCTCATAATTAATTGATTATTTAGAATATTTATAATAATTAACCTTTACCACCCTTCTCCAACTTCTGTCTAATCTCTACAATCTGTTCCTTAGTCAATATCGTTAATGCTTGCCTTGCTTTGATATCATTGTACTTGAAATATTCCTTGACAATATCAACATCTCCACCCTTCTCTTTCTTAGACCACTTAGCATATCTTTTCTTCGGACGTACAATATTCAATAAGAATTCATACTGTAAACGTTTATCAAGTGAGTGTCTGGTGTTCATCTCATTAGCAATAGCAACTGTATCATTATGATATGACAATGCACGGTTAGTTAGGAATGGACTGTATGATTTCTCAGCAAGCACATCGTTGTCAGTTTTCCTCATCAAATTCTTTTTAGAACTGTTGATTGAATTGGTGAAGTCAAACGGATTAGTCTTTGCCATATATTGTCCTGATTAAGAATTGCATTCTCATCACATCCATTGCTACATCGTGTTCTGGATCGTGTTGAACAAACTTATCAACTAAGTCTTTTGGAATGAAGTCGTGGTTAATGTCCGTTCCATAAGTGAAACCGTCTATATAAGATCGTACGTCCCTGATGACCCACCATGGAGTCGGATCTGCTATTCCTAGACTATCACATATAGATCGTGTGAATACTGGATCGAATGAGTTACCTCGTGTGAATACCTTTTTAGCAGTTGCTATGTTTAGTCTTTCTAGGAACAGAAGTAATTCTGAGATTGACACATCATTATCAGATGGCATCAATTGCTTTTGAGCATCTTTAGACTGCGACTTCCACCAATCTAATGAACCTTTCTCAACCTTACGACCATACTTAACTTGGTCTTTAACATCAAACTTAACATACTCACAACTATCGAGTAGTTCTTCGTAGGTGTATGGGTTGGTTAAGAAACGATCTTCATCATATGCAATTCCAGCAACAGATAATACAACACCATTGAATGCGTTTTGGCTTAAAGTTTCATAATCGTATATTACACATTTCATTTCTTCCAATCCGTGTCCACCATAATTTCAGTCAATAATGCCATAGTATTTATTTCTTGGTCGGCAGCAAATGCACTTTTATGTTGATAGTCTGCTAACGTTACTACGATTTGAGGAATGCTAGCAGGTTCAGCATGCTCATACATCGTATCATATAACTTACGGAAGAACGGTGCGATATCCCCATCAATATTTTGACCCACCCATTTACGAGCAGTTGAGAATTCCTTATTCTTCAAGGCATCCATTAACGTCTTGAAGTTAGCATCTGAAGTATTGACTAAGATCCCCGCATCAATCTTGCCAGTAGCACTGTAACGTTGTAGTTCGTTTAGTACACGTCTGTTGTCAGGGAAGTGCTTAGTGATAATCTCAGCAATAACCTTTTCCTCATACTCAATGTTCTCAAAGTCAAGAATCATACAAACACGATGGAAGAATTCACTTGCCATTTTAGGTTTATCTTTATTACCAATCTTAAACTCAACCACAGAACAACGTGAGTGTAGAGGTGCGATAATCTTATTAACGAAGTTACACGTTAGGATGAATCCACAATTAGATGAGTATTCCTCCATAAAGTTTCTAAGAGCAGGTTGTACTGTCTCAGCATTAAGGTAGTCTGCTTCATCTAGGATGACATACTTACGTCCACCTGCTAATGACATACTTGAAGCAAAGTTTTTAATCTTAGTTCTCAGTGTGTCAATTAGTCTGCCTTCATCAGAACCGTTGATAACAATATAGTCAGAACCAATCTCTTCAAGCATTGCCTTTGCGATAGTTGTCTTGCCGACACCTGCCGATCCAGTCAATAATAGGTTTGGTACATTTTTATTGTCAACGAACTGTTGAAACGTTGCTTTTAGATCTGCTGGTAATACGGTATCAGCAACCGTCTTTGGGCGGTATTTTTCAACCCATAAAAAGTCTTCCATTCACATTCTCCATCATATACTTATATTATACCCTACATTCACATAAAAGTAAAGTTCTATCAAATTTGGTATTCGGTAGGGGAATCGAACCCCTCTTACTAGGATGAAAACCTAGAGTCCTAACCGATAGACGAACCGAACATATTATCCAGTTAAGGATTCATATAGATCTTCAACTTCGGTGTTTTGTGCTTGGACTTCTGCTAGGTTTTGCTTATAGTAAATGTTCACAACCTTACGGAGATGTGCTTTGTCAAGTCCATGCTTATCATTCAAACCAATGATTGCTTCCTTAATAAATTCACGTTCACCCTCCATACGAGTTAGTGAGTCAGAGCAATCTTTGATTACGTGTAAAATATCTTTCTTATCTTGTTCATTCAATGTCATATTATTCCCCTTATGCTGTGTACTTAGAACCTGCTTCAGTAGCAATCCAATATTGTGCTACATCACCTTTGAAATGCGAAATTCCCTTCGCCGAAATAGTGACGGTATAATCGCCAGCAATCATTTTGAAGTTCTCAGTCTTGAATACAAAGTTAAATGTATGAGTATCTTCACCTACGTTCACAGCAAATTCATTAGATGTTGGGTTCTTAACATCAGTTGCTACCAACTTAACTGTCTCACCATCACCACGAACAACGATCTCTGGAAGTTGTAATTGATTTGCTGCATTTTGAACACGAGCAAATACATCCTTACTCATACTGAATGAAACTTCTTCAGATGGCAAATCGATATTCTTTTCAGGTGGAGTTGTCACCATACTTGAGTCAGTATAGGTGTATCGAGATTTAGTACTGCCTTCGGTTAATGTCACACTCTTGTCACCGAAATCCATATCACCATTCTCAAATAAACTTACTAGACCTAAGAATTGATTCAACTCATAGATAGCAAAGTCTTTAGGGAAATCCTCAACAACAGTTGCTTCAGCAAGAATATTCTTCTGCTCAGATACTGTTCTAATTTTATTGCCTGCTTTGAAAGCGATTGATGGGTTTACTGTTGCGAAATTCTTTAAAATTTCCATTGTTTGATTACTAATCTTCATTATCTATTTCCTTATCATTATTAAATTTTATATCGTGTACGTGTAACGCCATAATAGCATAGTGGATTACCTTAATCAAATCCTTTCTATGGTCTTCAGGTGTTCCTTTCTTTCCATATCGTTGGGCATACTTAATAATATTCCCAACAGTAAATCCTATCCCATGACCAGCATCCATTATAAATTCAGTAGACTGAATATTATTCATAGAGTAATGCTCGCCATAAGTAGCATTAATATATTCGTACATTTCTTTTAGGATCTTATCCTCGCTGTACTTAAACTTACTCATTTCTTCATATTCTTAATCTGGTCAGCATCAGCAGTAGCAGATGCACCTAGTGCTGCCAAGTCTACTAATGAACCACCGAACGTATATGAACCCGTGTGTAGAAGTTTCATCCAAGGTGCTAAGTATGTGTCAACTCCAATCTCACGCATCCACTGACAGAACATATAGTCTTCAGACAAGTAACGTTTAGACTTCTCATCAATTAGTGCCTGGAAGTACATATGGATCTCACGACTACCATCAAAGTGTTTAGTTCTTACGTGGTCTGGGATGTATGAGAAGTCAGGATATGCTTCACCAAACTTCTCAAAGGCACTACGTTGGATCATCATAAAACCTGTACCACCTTCAAGAACCGATACTGGTTTGTCTAAACGGATTTCAGATTGACCACCTGCTGGGTTGAATACATAATCACCAACAAAGTTTTCTAAGTCTCCTGGATTATCATCAGCAAAACCTTTATCGACTGCCAACTTAATCTTTTCCCAAGCAATAGTTTTCTTAGGATATGGACCACACATAATCTCTTTACGTTTCTTAGGATCTTTCTCATCCGGATCCATCATCGCAGCAAGGGATAATACATCATTCGGGTCAAAACCAATGTCTGAGTCAATGAACATCAGGTGAGTATAATCACCACGCATAAACTCATCAACACAATAGTTTCTAGCACGAGTGATTAATGACTCGTTGAATAGGTAGAAAAACTTGATATCGACATCATATGCTTGACCAAGTTTAGCAAGGTCGGCAGTTGATTTACAATACATTCCGTGACAAACTCCACCATACATAGGGGTTGCGACAAATATCTTACGTTTTTTTAATTCACTCAGTTCTATCTCTAATTCCATTTTTCTCCAAAAGGTTAATTCTCATATTATATTATACTATAAAAAAGGCAGGAAGTAAAGTTCCTGCCAATTTTATTTTTATTAGTTAGACTCTAGAAAGGGTTATCAATAACATCCTCATCTTCAACCTTAGTCGCACCAGCAGCATCATCATACTGCTCAACACCAGCATCAACCTTAGTATATAAGTCAGCAAACGACAACTTAGTATCCTCATCAAAACGGTTAATACATAGGTTAATTGCTTTCATTCTATCACCGAAGATAGAGAACGCTTTAGCAACGTGAACCAGACGACGAGTAGAAATAATTTCGTCAACACCACCGTCATAAAAAGTCTTACGGATAATATCAGCCCAGTCTACAAGTTTCTCAACAAAGTCAGAGTCTTTAATATCTAACGAGTCAAACACACGACCCAGGATTTTCTTCTCAATTGCTGGAGAAGGATATTCCTGCTCAACCGTAACTGGGAAACGTTCAAGGAATGCTTCATTCAGAATGTTAGTACCAATAAAACGACCATCATCAGAACCTTTACCTTTAGTATTAGCAGTTGCGATAGCAGTAAAACCTTTTGCCGGAGTCACATACTCGCCAGTCTTCTTAATGAAGTAACCACCACCCTCAAGAATTGACTGAAGAGCCATAATCTTAGAAGGATTACCAAGGTCAATTTCGTCAAGTAACAATACCGCACCCATTTCCATTGCTTTAATCACTGGACCTTTAAAGAACTTAGTTTCACCGTTCACTAAACGGAAACCACCAATCAAGTCATCTTCATCAGTTTCAACCGTAAAGTTCACACGGATAACTTCCCGACCAGTTTGGGCACACGCTTGTTCAATACCGAACGTCTTACCATTACCAGACATACCAGTAACAAAGATTGGGTAGAACATTTTGCTCTGTAAAACTTTCTTAACAGTAGCAAAGTTACCGAACGGAACAAACAATGGATCCTTCTCAGGAACAAGGTTTTCCGCAAACGAGTCACTCTCTACATTAAAGTCACTTACATTTACCGTCATCGCAGCAACCGTATCAGGTTGTTTAGTAACAACTCTCTCAGCAAGAGGTGAACGGTATTGGCCACGACCAACACGTAATTCAGTTTTCAACAGAAAGTGCGGGAAAGGCATACCCATTTCCTCAGCAGTTTCTGTTATTTCAGTATTGGTCATAGTCGAACCGAATTTCTCGAATACGACTTTCGCCAATTTATTTTGCATTTCAATTTTATTCATAATATATACTCCTTTTATTTAACATATTAACTCAACCTACAATACCTATTATACCCTAATTGCGACAGAAAGGTGAAAGAATAACCACCTTTATTTTAAGGGTATTAGGCAACCTCACGTATAAACTCATTCAACAACGCACGAGAGTTCACTTTATTTTTACTTGCCTTCTTAAAGGCATTTCTCAACTGAGCAGTAGTTGCGTCATCAGAAACCTCAAATGCACCATTCGCAGTCTTCAGATCATTACCACCACCAATTCCAAAATACTTGTCATAACCATTTGAAGGAATTACACAATACTTATCGTTTCTCATTGCTTTTGACAACTCAGAATAGTCAGTATCATATGGTAAATAAACCAACTCTCTACGAATTCTATTGATTTGGGTAGGTAAGATACGGAAACCAATAGTAGTAGAACCAGTTCTCTCACGATAGATCTTCAAGAACATATCAGTAACTTCAATACGATTTGTTTCCATAGTAAGAGGATATCTTTTCTTAGTCACAGGGTCAATCACATTAACTTGCCCCTTAAACCTCCACCCGAATAAATCATTCAAACCACTAGACCTTTCGAAAGTTCTCACCTCACCATCATAATCGGTGCTTGTTTCTACGGTTTTAACAGGGGCATTATGACTATCACCATCAGTCAAGACAATTGTATTCACAATATCAACACGGTGTTGCTTCAAAAACATTCCGTGTAAACTAGACGCACCCATAAGAGAAACATCAAGAGGAGTTCCGTGTAACTGATATTGATATGGCATAGTTCTAGGATCTGAACCAAACGCAAGCATATATTTTTGCATTTGAATAAAATCCTTTTTATTCATTTTACTGTTAAACAACTCAAGATATCTAAATTTATCCTCATAGTAAACAGTATCAGCATTAACTTCATCATAAAATAGGTTATTGCCTAGAAGTTTCTCAGTTGAACCCTCTAATTGATAACCAGTAGTGAAGGCATACACACAGAAAGGGATGTTCACAATTCGCGAGAAGTTCACCAAGTTTAAAAGTTGGTCCATAGTTGCTTTCATATCATAATGCATAGAACCTGACCAGTCAAGATACATAATCATTCCGTGAGATTTTCCTTCAGGGATGGTAGTAACTTTCTTAAAGATATCGTCATTATATAAGTAAGAGTTCATTTTAACTGGGTCAATAACACCAGTCTTAGCAGTAGTAGCACGGACATATTCCTTAGCTGACTTCTTCATCTCAAATTCTTTCACAAGATAAGCAATTGATTTCTTATTGTTTGCCATAAACTTAGTAAACAATTTCTCACCACGTTTACCAAGCAATAAAGAATTGCCCATATAATCGATAGACTCACCGATTGCTTTACGTTTTATATCAAATTCTTCAAAATCAGAAATAATAGTTTTGTAATCAACAATCAGTGGAGAAACATCAGCAGTATTCAGCATAATATTTTTAACTTCAATTCCAGAGTCGTTGTTATAGTTGGCATTAATATTTTGACTTAATGCTTCATCAGTTTTAGATTTAACGTCATCATCGCCAGCACCTTTAATATTACTCTCACCAGTAGCATCTTCGTCATCAGTTTCATCATCAGAAGTTTGGTCAGACTCTAAACCTTCAATCGATTCAGACTCACCGTCAATACTTTCGTCACCAAATTCATCATTATCAAATTCACCATCTTCATCTTCATCACCAAATTCACCATCTTCATCTTCATCACCAAACTCATGCTCCATTTCTTGGGCAAGTTCATTTTCCTCTTCTTTTTTCAGTTTAGCATATTCATAAAGACGAGTAGCAACATCAACAACCTCATCCC